AAAAGTCTCGTTTTCGAGCACTTCACGGGCACGGTTGCCGCGATACACCCGCGCTTCGGGCGATCTCGCAGACTCTTCAGGCGCACTCGCTTCCAGCGCGCTGGCGATGCGCTCGGGCGGCACCACGGTGCCGATGTCGACGCAGCCCTGCAACTGCGCCACGCGCTGGCCAGCAGTGCGCAGCGTGGCCCAGCGTTCGAACATCTGCACCCGGCCGAACTGGCGCCGGTAGACGCAGAACGTACCGTCACCAGCGCTGTCCTCGCGGATCTCCCAGGCGGGTTTGAGGAAGGCGCGGATGGCGGCCAGCACCACGAGGAAACGGTCGATCATTGGCGCACCTCGGCGGCGATTTCGTTCGTGGCCGCCTGCGTGGCGGGGTTATCCAGCTTGGCCTTGCTGGCGATGTTGGCGGCCTCGATCTTGGCGGCCTGTTCCAGCTCGATCTTCCAGCGCTGGAAGGCGTCGTCGCGCTGCCTGGCGAGGTCTTCATACTGCATGCGCAGCGCGTGCACCTCGGCTTCCTGCTGGAGCTTCATCGCGTGCTGACGGGCCTCCATCTCCTGCCGGTTGGCATCGGTTTCGCGCTGCATCTGCGCGCGGATGGCTTCCACCTGCGCCTGCATCTGCCGGTCCTGCGCCTCGCTCTGGGACTTGAACTCCAAGCGCATACGTTCCAGCGCCGCATCCTGCTGGAACTGCGCCTGCTGCATCTGCATCTGGATCTGCGCCGGATTCGGCCCCTGCTGCTGCGGGTTCTTCTCCGGGTCGTTGAAGAAGCGGTCGCCCGACTTGAAGCCCATCGCCTTCGCGATCTCGGTGTCGAGTTCGTAGATCTTCTTCGGTGTCGAGGTGCCGAACTGGAGCCCGCTCACCTGCAGCTGCCGCAGGCCCATCAGGTGGCTGACCTGCTGGTCCTTATTGCCCACGCCCAAGCCGACGTTGATGTCGGTGTCGAACTGGTTCTTCCACTCGCGCGGATCCATTTCGACCCACTCGCCAGCGATCTTGATCAGCTCGGCCTTCTTCTGGTTCTGGCAAACCAGCTTCAACATCATCTTGAAGAGGTCCACGAAGCCCTCGGCCAGGTTGCGCGCGATCAGGTCGGTGCGCATGTCGGCCTTGTTCGTGATGATCTGCACGCCGCCGAAGGTGTCGTTGAGGCCCTTCGCGTCGTTGCCCTGGCTGTAGCGGGTCCATCCAGTGGAGTTCTCGAGCGCCTGCTCTTCTTGCTCCATCAGCTGCGCCGCGGCGCCGAGGTCGCCGACACCCTGATCCAGGCGGCCGACAGCGCCAGCCTCCTTGATACCAACCGCGCCGCCGGGTCGGCTGTCCAGCAGCGAATCCAGGTCGACCTTGCCTTCGACGTAGTAATACCGGCCGTTCACCTGCAGGTACATGTTGTCGAGCTGGCCGCGCACGATGCTGGTCTTGGTCTTCTGCCCCTGCATCGCGAGGTCGGCCACCGACAGGCCCCAGTACTTATGGGGCATGGGCACCGGGCACCAGCTGACGAAAGGCGCCTCATCGACGATCTGGTTGTCAAGGATCTCGCTGCCGCAGCGCACGATCTTGCGCAGCTCGGAAATGCCGTCGCCGTCGAAGTCGACGCGCAGATACAGCTCTTTCACCCAGACCTTGTACTGCGAGCGGTCGGAGGTATTCGGCGTCTCGTCGCCGATCGCGGTCCCGGTGTCGTCGAAGCTGTCACGCTCGATCCGCTCGATGTTGAAGCTGGCTTCGTTGTCTGGCGCCGTCAGCTGGTCGAGGTTCTGATAGCCCATCGACTTGAGTTCGGAGAGCGTGCGCTGCACGCGGTGGCCCACGAGGCGAGCTTCGGCGATGCTCTTGGCGCCGCGCGAGATGATGAATTCCTCGGACGGCACGCCCTCGATGGTCAGCTTCCCGCCCTTGCGGCTGATCTTGCAGCCCACGTCGTACAGCATGGCGGGCGGCTCCGCCAGGATCATCTCGATCTGCTGCTGGATCTGCAGCGCGGCGCCGGCCGGACCGCTCTGCGGCGGTTGCGGCGGGCGCTGCTGTGCACCCATCGGCGCAGCCGGCGGCTGCTGGCCGGGCCCACCAGGCGCTGCGCCACCCTGAGGCGGCCCGGGAAGCTGCGGCTGCTGTGCCTGCTGCTGGGCGGCCTGCACAGCCTGCGCAAGCTGCTGTTGCAGCTGCTCAACGGCCTGCGCGCGCGCCTTCGCTTCGTCCTCGTCCGGATATTCCTTGTGGTCGATGATCTCGATCTCGGGATCTTCCAGCAGCTTCGCCAGCTCGACCTTCGTCATGCCGGTGTACTCTTCGCGCCGCTCTTCGGTGCGCGTGTCCCACCAGCACTTCAGGACGCCACGCTTCTGCAGCAGGCCGTCTTTCGCCCAGGAAACCGTGACGGTGTGCCCGTTGCACTTCTTGAAGAAGAGGTGATTCAGGTACTGCGTTGCTGACTCAGCCTTCTTCTCTTCGCCAGGCTTCGTCGGGTCGAACTGGACCACCTTGTCGCCGCCCACGAACTTGGCCACCAACTGCGGCAGCATCGATTCGATGGTGTTGCGCACGTCCGGTGAAACGACCTTCGAGCGGCCGACGATCTCCGGCGGCGAGAGGTCGCCCTCGGGCTCGGCGTAGTAGTACGCCATGGCCTTGCGGCGCTGCTCTGAGAGCTTGCTGCTCTCGATGCCGAGGGCCTGCGCTACTTCGGCATCGACCAGCGCTTTCAGGTCTGCCTCGGTCATCGGCTTGGAGGTGCTGGAAGTGGTCATATCAGGGCGATGGAGCGGGTGCAGGAGCCGGCGCGGGCGGCGGCGCCACCGGGCGCGGGGCGACGTAGGCAGCGTCGGTTTCTTCGCTGAAGACCTTACGCGGGAGCTTGTCCGGCCCTGCGCGCCAGCCCTTGGGGTAGTACGTCGCCTTGCTCATGGTCAGACCTGGCCGGCGTTGTCGTGCAGGCGCTGCTTCAGCGCGTAGCCCATGAGCGGCCAGATCTTCTGCACCGCGTTCTCCCGCGCGATCTTCCGGCCGATCTCGGCGTCGAAGTTCTCCGGGCTGGCACATGCGCTCTCGCCAGTGACGGTGAAGCCGTTCTTCAGCACCAGCACGCAGAAGGTCAGGAGGCGAAGGGGCGAGGTCGCGCTGACCGGCGGCTGTTCGGCATACGGAGTGCCGGCGGCCGCAGCTCCCTCGACACCCTCTGCAGCAGTGAAGAACCACCAACTGTCGACGTTGGCCTCGATGTCGGCCGGCGTGACGCGCGGTGCGGTCTTGCCCTTGGCGACAATCAGTTTTTCGATGGCAGCGTCATCTGCGGACACGGCCGCTGCGGTCTGTGCCTTGGCCTGCCCCTTCTGGAAGGGCATCCATTCGCAGTGGCCGGCGTGCTCGGGTGCGGCCTCGCCGTCCTGCACCAGATACACGCTGGTGCGCGGGAAGGCGGCGCCGTTGGCGTCGAAAACGGTAAGGTTCACGACGGCATCGCTCCAGACCCGCGCGATGATGGCGGCACATGGCGTGCCTTCGTCGGGACGGGCGAAGCCGGCTTCGGCTGCATTGGTCGGCGGGAAGTACCAGACGACGCGGCCCACGGTGGGAAAGATGTGCGATGGAGACATGGAGCGTTCCTTCATGCGTTGTTGAGGTTGGGGTACTTCTTGGGAGGCTTGCGGGCTACTGGTTCCTCGTAGGCCACGCACATCAAGCCGAAGCCATCAGCGCCATGGCTGGCCCAGTCGTGTTCCGGCCCGAGGCCGATGTTTCGGTTCTGGTCGCGCTTCTCGTGATACCAACCCAGCGCGGCCATGCCGGCGCCCGTGGTGTCTTCGTTGATCCACATCGACGGGAAGAGCCGCCGGCCTGCTTCGATGCGGGACGATGCAGCGCCCTTGCCCTGATTCGGAACGACCGTGACCTCGTAGCCCGCCGCCTTGAAGGCGCTCTCGTAGGACACGTCGTAGACCTTGTCCTGCGTCGAGCCGTCGTGCGGCAGCCAGATCTGCGCCCGTTCGGGCGTGTAGCCGCACTTCCGCAGCCAGGTCAGATGGGCCTCGATCGGCTGGCTCTGCACCTCGTAGTAGTTGAGGACGCGGATCTCCTTGCCGATGAACTGCGCCGCCCAGAACACGAAGGAGTCGGCGCGAGCGCCGGTGCCGCCGATGTCAGCGAACAGGCGGATGGTCATCAGCGGGTCTGCGGCCACGCGGCCGATACGCCCGTCTTCTGTCGCCTTCGTGATCGAGGCGGCGTAGTAGGCACCCTCGACGATGGTCTTGAACCCGCCTTCCCAGATGTGGTTGTAGCTGTCGGGCCGCTCCGCTTTGTCCTTCAGCCGGACGCGGTTCAAGATCGCAGGGAACCACGGGTTGTCCCGCCAGTTCATCTCCACGACCTTCATCCGAGGGTCTTTCGACTCGCGGAATCGCTTGTGCGTCGGGCTGCCGTCGCGCTCGGGGTTCCAGGTGACCCAAAGCTCGCTGTCCTCTTCGCGCAGCGTCGGGATCAGCTTTTCCCAGGCTGTCTCTGTGACCGGCTCCGCCTCGTCGACCCAACACAGCAGGATGCGCGCCTTCGACTTGACGCTATCGATGTTCCGGTCCAGCCCGGTGAACTTGTAGGCGATCCGGCCATCCTTCGTGCGGATGTACTTCTCGCCAATGTCGAAGAACGCTTCAAGCCACGGTTCCGAGCGGATCGCGGCCTTGACTTCCTCCATGGACGAATCGTCCAGGCTGTTCATGAACTGCCGGCCGCAGAGGATCACACCCTCACGCCCTGCCCTGGCCCACATGTAGGCCCGAACGGCCGTCATCTTGGCGAACGAGCGCGTTTTCGCCGAGCCGCGGCCGCCGTAGGCCCCTCTCACATCAGCCTCGCCGGTGAAGACCGGCACCAGCTTCGGCGGAAGCTTAATCTGCGCCGTCGCCACCTACAGCCGCCGCAACCAGTTCGACGCGCGTAACCGTGTCCACTGGGCCGCCACCCTTGCCCGTCAGTTCCACGGCCTTGGTTTCCCGCCAGAGATCCGGCCGGCGGTTCTTCACCCAGAAGATGCCGGCCGTCGTGTCGGGCGGGTAGTGCTTCCGCAGCTTCGTCTTCACGATCTTGTTGTTCACGACGCGGATGTCGACCTCGTCATGCTCGTAGCCGATGGCCCGCGAAAAGAGGCTGCGCTCGACGCGATCGTCCGCTTCGTCCTTCCCTGCTTTTAGGGCCTGACAAAACCTCGGAAACTCGCCCTTCCAACGGTACAGCGTGCGCACTTCAACGCCGAAGAAATCGGCGATTTCCATGTCCGTGGCGCCCAGCTTGCAGAGCTTGCGCGCCTGCACGATGAACTCGTCTTTGAACTTGCTCGGGCGGGCCATCAGAAGCCCCCACGGCGCCACTCGGGCGGCTGGTCACGGTCGGCGCGGCCCTGCCAGTAGCCCTGCAGGAAGGCGTCGCGCGGGTTGCCGCGCACCGGACGGAAGCCCACCAGCACGAAGCACCAGGCGGCGCGCAAGAAGGCGACCACCAGATTGAGAAGGACGGGATAGCAGACAGCGCGGTCGGACGCGAAATCCACCCAGGCAATGCCATAGCCGCGGGGCAGCATCTCGCCTTGCCCGCAATATTTGCGAATCTTCATGGTGGTTCCTTCTCGGGTGCCTTGCGGCTTGTCCGAATCGGCAGCTCATCCGACTTACGCTCACGCGCTGAGCTGCTGCGGTCAGCACTCGC